CCTGCTCCGGGGCCTTTTGCATTTGCTTGGCCAGCTTTTCGGGGTTGAGCTTGAGCATGTCAAACACTTCCAGCTGGCTTTTGCTGGCGGCAAAGCCCACGGTCAGGGCCTTCATGAAGTTCTTGCTTGCCGTGGCGGCAATCTCTTCGGTGGCACCACCGGACAGCATGGTGGCAGCCAGGGCTGCGGACTGGGTTTGCGTCAGCCCCATGGCAGACAGGTAGGCGCCCTGGCGCTGCAGCACGCCGCCAATGTCCAGGGCGGTGGCGTTCATGCTGTTGGCGATGTGGTTGACTGTGCCGGCCAGAGCGGCTGCCTGGTCCATGCTCAGCCCCATGCCGCTGCGCCAGGCCTTGAGCATGTCGCCCGCCTTCTCGCCCGTGGTGTCAAAGGCCACGCCCATCTTGGCGGAGACCTCGGCAAACTGTGCCCACTCACTTTCGGCAAAGCCGGCTTGGCTGGCGGCGATGTAGGCGCCAATGATTTCTTCACGGGCCACGCCGGTTTCAACGGCCAGTGCTTGGGCGGCGGCTGCGATGGCATTGAGTTCTTGCGGGGTCTTGTTGGCCACCTTGTTCAGCTCGGCCATGCGCTGTTCCCAGTCCATGGCCATCTTGATGGGGGCGCCCAGGGTGGCGGCCAGGGCCACGCCATCCAGCAAGGCGCCGCGGGCCTGGGCCCGGTTGCCGACGTTGGTGTTCTGGGCGGCCTTCAGGCCGGACGCGCGCCGCTGCATGTCGCCCTGGGCTTTGAGGGCCTGGGTTTGCTGGGTGATGTCTAGTGTGGTGGCGGCAATGCTGGCGCGCAGTTGCTTGTCGTGGGTCGCCAGGTTGCTGGTGCTGATGCCGGCGGCGCTGAGCTTGTCGCGCATGCGCTGCAGGCTTTGCTGTTGGCCGTTGAACTTGGCGCCCAGCTGCGCCGCTTCATTGCGTGCGGCAGCCATGGCCGCTGCCATTTGTTTGGTGGGCGGGCCTGCCAGGGCATGGCTGGCCGCCAGTTGGCGCACGCTGTCGCGGGCCGACTTGAGCTTGGCCTCGGTTTCGCCCAGCTGGGTGTGCATGGTGCGAAACGAAGCCACATCCCCCTGGACCGCCTGCAGCTGCTTGAGCTGGTCACGGGCGGCCTTGAGGGTGTTGACGGTTTCGTTGCTGCCCTGGCTGATGCGCTTGAGCGGGCCCAGCGCCTTGTCTGCCAACTCCAGCATGACGCGCAAGCGCAAGTTTTTATCAGCCATGGGGGATCAGCTTTCCGGGGCGTTGATGCGGTTGTGGATGCCTACGGCACGTTCGCGCCAGTCCAGCAGTTCTTCCAGGGGCATGGCATCCATGCTGCAGAGGGGCCAGTGGAAGAAATAGGCCACCTCTGCCATCACCTGGGCGATGTCTACTGAGGGATGAAGGCCTTTTGTTCCTTGGTCAACAAAAAACCCACCACCTCGCCGCCCAGCTTGAACAGATCCGCCGGGTCCATGTTCTCGATGTCCTGCTTGAGCAGCATGGGGGTGGACACGCGGGGCAGCACCTGGGCGACGGCGTCGTACTTGCAGGCCACCAGGTCACCCATGGCCACGCCGCGCAGGGCGCCTGCCAGGGGTTTGCGCAGGGTGACTTCGGTGATCTGCTTGCCGCCGGCGCGGGCGATGGGGGTATCCAGGGTGACGGTGACGATGTCGCCGGTGGGTTTTTCGGTGGTGGTGTGTTCGGTGTCGGGTGTTTGCATGGTGGTTGCTGAGGTTGATGGTTATGAAGGGGGCCAGGGGCGTGACCCCTGGGGCAAAGCGGGCGGGCGTCAGACGCCCAAGATGCGGCGCACCTTTTCTGTCAGGTCAACGCCGCCGATCTTTTCAATCAAGCCGGTGGCATCGATCTCGATCAGGTCTTCGTCGTCCCAGACCAGGCGGTAGTAGCTCAGCGTGGCCTTGGCCTTGAATTCGGTGTCGTCGCCGGCCTTGGACGAACCCATGTCCAGCTCTTCCCAGCGGCCACGCATGAACACTTCCACCTTGTTCCATTCGCCGGTGTCGTCGTTTTGCACGGCACCTGCAAAGCGCAGAGGTACAGAGCCGATACCGGTGGCGCCCCATTGCTTGAGGGCGTCTTTCATCCAGCCGCCTGCGGTGACTTCCAGCTCCAGGGCTTCGGTGCCCTGATCCACCTTGACCGGGGTGCGCATGCCGCCGGCGCGGAATTCCTCCATCTTGCGGGTGAGCTTGGGCAGGGTGAGTTCGGGCACTTCGCCGGCCCAGCTGACGCCGTCGACGAAGAGGGCAAAGTTTTTGAGTTTGGATGGCATACCCATGTGGTTGCTCCTTGGAGTGATTCGCCAGGCTTAGCTGCCGCTTTGCACGCGCACGGCAAAGTCCGCAAAGTAGCGGTCGGTGATGCGCTGGCGGAAGGTGATGTTTTCCAGCGGAGGCACGGGTGTGTAGTCGTAGTCCAGGAAGGACTGGCCTTCCTTGAGCGTGGCCGCTTCATTGGCGGAGGCGTCAAACCAGGCCTGACCGCCCAGCAGGTAGCCGCCGGTGGTCAGCTCGCGCATCTTGGCGTTGACGCTCTCCAGGATGTCCTTGATCAGGCTGGGGTGCAGGGGCTTGTCCATGGCCCACATGTGCGCCTCTGCAATGCTGTCGGCCAGCACGTGGGCGGTGCGCACAGACGATTCAAAGCTGAACAGGGGCTCGTCGCTGCAGGTGCGGCTGCCCCAGAAGCGGTAGCCGTCCTTGTTGATCAGGGTGGTGATGTCGGCCGCATTGAGCAGGCCGGCATCGGTGGCGGGGTTCTGCAGATCCCAGTAGATGTCCTTGTTGATGCCGGTCACGCCGTTGACGGCCACGTTGGACAAGGTCTTGTGCCAGCCTTGTTCCAGATCGATCTTGGCGCGCAGGCCCAGGGCATAGGCCTCGGACCAGGCATCCACGGTGGCGTTGGCCACGGTGTCCCAGCGCCGGAAGTCGCCGTGGATCAGCATCAGCTCACGTTTGCCAAACTCTCCGCGATACAGGATGGCATCGCCCACGGTGTCCTTGTAGGTGCCGCAGTAGGCCATGGCGCGCAGTTGCTCGCCCAGGGTGGCCAAGGCAGTGGCCACCGGCTGGGTGGACAGACCGGGGGCGCCCAGGATGCGGGGCTTGACGCCCAGTTTACCCTGGGCCGCCAGCAAGGCCTTCATGCCGGTGTAGCTGCCATCCTCGGCCACGCCACCAATCACATGGCTGGCCAGGCTGGCGGCTTTTTCTTCATCGGTGGCACCTTCGCCATCGGGCACCCGAACCACCACGCAGATGGGCAGGCACTGCTCGGCAATCGCATCCAGCGACGTGGCCAGCGTGCCCAGCTTGCCCGCCTTGGCGATGGCATTGCGGGCATGGGTGATCAGCACGGGTTTGTTCAATGGGAACGCGGCCGCATCGGCATCGGATGCGGTGGCAATCAAGCCAATGACCGCCGTGGAGACGGTGCGAATGGTGCGCACACCCTCGGTCAATTCGAGGACGCGCACACCATGGTGGTATTCGGTAGACATGGGCGCGGGGTGGGTGAAGTTGGTGACCCCTCAAGGGTGCCAACCACCTCTCGCGCACGCCAGCGCGCGCGCATGTAGCGGCGGTTGTTACAGCAAAAAGCCCGCGCGAGGCGGGCTATCGGGTAGGTATGTGACCGGGTTAGGCGGCCAGTTGCTCTTCAGTCCGTACCCATCCCTGCAGGTGGTCGTAGGCTTGCAGCTCGCCGCGTGCCTCTTCACCCAAGCTCAACAGCATGCTGACGCAGTCCTCATGCCACTGGCGCACGCCACTCAGGAAGCCAGACACCGTGCGGTAGGCCGTGTCCTTGGCCACGATGCGCTGGGCCAGCTCCAGGCGCGACAGGCCGCGCTGCTGGGCGCATTGGTCAATCCAAGTCGATGTGACACCTTCGGGCAGCTCGCCGCCCGGGTACAGCAGCACAGTCTGCGCCTCGGCAAGCTGGATGGGCCAGCTCTCGCGCTCATGCAGTGGGTAGGGGCTGGCCACCGCGCCCATGCGCTTGATGTACTCCGCATTTACGGCTGCCAGCGCTGCATCTGCCAGCTCTGGCAAAGACTTCGGAGGGGTAAGGAGCGCAAGAGCATCAGCAGCAGGCAGTGGCAAGTGCCCCTGCTCTTGAATGCGCTTTTCGTACAAGGCCTCTTGGCCCTCCAAGTAAGCGAAGCACTGCCCGTCTTTGATAGTAAAAATGTTAGGCGACATATCGCAACTCCCAGCAGTTCGCTCCATTAACTTCATTGAACTTGTAGAGACAGCCTGTCGGAACTGTTAAACCACCAGTTGCATGAGGATAGGCTGAGGAGTTATCGCTTCCGCAAAGAATGTCAGCCCATGTTGTCCCGCCGTCGGCACTGATGCTAATTCGGAGGAGTTTTGAACTATTCGATCCGGTGTTTGAACTTAACCGAATCTCAATATCACATGGCGTGTCGTTGGTGTAGTTGACATTCGCCAATCGTGCTACGGCCAGCCACTTTCGCTTCAGCATTGCCTTGAGCCAAGGCATCTCTGACGCCCCCTCCCAAGCAGCCAACCGCGCATCAAGCATGTCCATGCGCGCATCCAGCGCCGCGCCCAGCCCTGCTGGCGTAACAACAACATTCCCAAGCGCACCTTCCTTGGATTGCTGCACCGTAGCCAGCTTGACACCACCCAGGACTGTTTCCGATGCAGTAGGCAACGTGTAGGTGGTGTTGACCCATGGCACATTCACGACGGCCTGGCCGCTGGCATTTACCTGCACGGAATAGGTACGGCTGGCCGTGGTGGTCGGTGCAGCGGCTGCGACGGTTTGCACGGTGGCATGGCCCAGCTTGACGCCACCCAGCACCGTGGCGGTGGCCGCTGGCAGCGTGTAGACGGTGTCGGTATCCACCCAGGGCACATTCACGACCATCTGGCCGCTGGCGTTGACCTGCACGGCATAGCTGCGGCTGGCAGCAGCGGTCACCGCATTAGCCGCCACGCTCTGCACTGTGGCATGGCCCAGCTTGACGCCACCCAGCACCGTGGCGGTGGCCGCTGGCAGCGTGTAGACGGTGTCGGTATCCACCCAGGGCACATTCACGACCATCTGGCCGCTGGCGTTGACCTGCACGGCATAGCTGCGGCTGGCAGCAGCGGTCACCGCATTAGCCGCCACGCTCTGCACTGTGGCATGGCCCAGTTTGGCACCACCCAGCACCGTGGCGGTGGCTGCCGGCAGGGTGTAGACGGTGTCGGTGTCCACCCAGGGCACATTCACGACAGCCTGGCCGCTGGGATTGGCCTGCACGGGGTAGGTACGGCTGGCCGTGGTGGTTGGCGCTGCCGCCGCCACGGTCTGCACGTTGGCATGACCCAGCTTGATGCCACCCAGCGCCGTGGTGGTGGCAGATGGTAGCTCGTATTTGTTGGCATTGGTTGCAATGCCGTCCAGCTTGGCTTTGTCGGCCTTGCTCATGAAGCCATCCGCCGCCTGGGTGGCAACGCCGTGGATATGGTCCACCAAGGCCCGCGCTGCAAACAGGCCGGCTACGCTGGCCGCAGTCAGTGCACGGGTGGCATCGGTCAGCGCTTCGGCAATCGCTTTGGTGGCCAGTTGCACCACACCCTGGCGCTCGGCGGTGGCCGGTGGGTTGATGAAGTCGGTGGCCCCAAACTGCAGCGTGCTGATGTCCACGCTGCCATCCAGCACCCGCACGTCTGTGGCCAACAAAAAGATGCTGGCGGTGGACTTTTCCAGGATGACGGCGGGCTGGCTGTAGGTGCCCAGCAGCACGCCGTTGTCCAGATACAGACCCAGGCCGCGCACGGTGTAGGTGTCGGCGCCATCGTCGCGGATGGTGACGTGGATGGTGTCTGCCGCGACCACGTCGCCTGCGATGGTGGTGATGCGTTTGATTTCCCCCGGAACGGAGGCCAGCGCATCGGTGGGCGTGAATGCCGTGGCGGTGATGCCGATACTGGCAATGCGCCGCGCATTGGTGCCGTCGTGTGCTGCGTTGACCAGAGCGGCCCGCCCAGCCGTGGTGAGCTTGAAGATGATGCCTGTCATGGGTGATCCGGGGTTACTGCACAGCCATATCCAGCCGCGCGTAGTTGACTGGGCGGCCTACAGCGGCCAGCTTGGTGGACGCGGCTGTGGCGATGCCTTGAATGAATGTGAAGTGAGCGCGCGCCGGCTTGACCCGTGAGACCTCGGCCATAACGTCCTGCACAAAGGCCGCGCTGGCTTGTTCGCCGTCCTGGCCGCTCATGGTGAAGACCAGCTCAAACGTGTGGGGCTGGCCCATCGGGGTGGTCTGCCACCATTCCCGGATGCTGATGGCGCCACCGAACGCGGCCACGGTGTCGCGCACGCTTTTGATGGTGCCCCGGCGGCGTTGCACCTCGACCGCGTTGCGCACGATGGCGCGCTTGATGTGTTCGGGCCATTCACTGCGCCAGGCTTCCACCCCCATGGCCCAGGCCAGCCAGGGCAAATACTCAATCGGGCAGGTGTCAGGGTTCCACAGCAGGCGATGCGGCTGCGGGATCTGCGACAGGTGGCGATGCACCACGGTTTCCGCGGCCAGGTCCAGCGCAGACGCATTCGGTGGGAGCAGAGATTTAGTCAACAGACCCTCCGTGCGTCACATTGATGCTGGTGCACCAGCTGGCCTGGCCTTCTGCCACTTCCAGATCCGATGTAGGACTGATCAGGTTGACCCGGGCCACGCCTTCAATGTGGAGGGCCGCATAAATGCCGGAGAGGGTGGGGCGGCGGCCAATGCGGTGCATTGCATCGGCGTAAGCCTGCAGCCTGCGCAGACCTTCTTGCAGCACGCTGGAAGAGTCCGGCCCAGGCAGTGTGAAGACCTGGGCGGTGATCGAGTAGGGCAGGATCTCGGCAGATTGCACCTGCACATAGTCGGTGAGTGGTCGCACATCTTCTGCTGTGATGGCCGCCTTGACCTTGTCCAGCAGTGGCTGGTCTGCCATGCCATTGCCCGTGCGAGACAGCACCGACACCACGACCCATCCCGGGGAGGGGCTGGAGACGGCTGCATCCAGCACTTGCCCATCCGCGCTCTTGGCGTGGAAGACATAGGCGCCTGCGGGGCCGGCCACGCTGTAGCCGCGTGGCGCCATCTGAATCCGAGCCCGAAAGTCCTCGTCGCCTTCCATGACCGCTTCCACGGGGGGATTGGCATCGGGATCTGCCTCGGTGATCGTCAGGCGGCGAACCCCGTAGAACGCTGCCAGCTGGTCGAGGTCGGAGCGCCGGGCATAGGCCAGCATGACGGCATGTGCGCTGTCATTGCGGTTGCTGCGCTCTACGACCAGCTCATAAGCCAGACGCTGCAGCCAAATGCTCAGGGGTTCGGACTCGAGGGACAGCACGGCGGCAATGTCTGCGCGCTGGTCAGCGGGGATGGCTGCTACCAGGTCGGCCCTGAGCGTGGCCAGGATGTCTTCAAACTGCGGCACCTGCACCACCTCGGGCGGGGGCAGCTTGCTCATGTCAATGATCTGGGCGTTGCTCATGCTGCCCCCCGCAGTTGCAGCGCCGTGGAGAAACTGACAGCCCGGCCCAGGTACTCGCCTTGCAGATCCACCATGGCCTGGCCGGGTTGATCGCCCGTGGTCATGCCCACGCGGGTAATGCGCAAGCGGGGTTCCCACTTCATCAGGGCACTGGCGATGGCGGCGTAGCAGCGCAGGCGGGTGTGGGCGTTGTCAGGCTGGTCGATCAGATTGGGCAGCAAGCTGCCGTAGTTGCGCCGCTGCAGCCGGGTGCCCAGCGGGGTGGTCAGGATGTCGGCCACGGATTGCCGGACATGGGCGATGCCGGTGATGTGCCGGCCTGTGGTGCGGTCCATCAGTTGGGCACCCCCACATTGCCGCCGTGCGGGTCGGGATGGGTGTGGCCATCGTCGATACGCTTGCCGTTGTGGGTGACCTGGCCGCCCTCGAACTGCATGCCGCCCCGAACGACATTGCTGCCGCCAGTGCCAGTTTTTCCGGCGATGCCGCCGTTGAAGCTGAGCAGCTTTTGCACGGTCACGGCGCCGGTGAACTCGGTGTGTGGGCTGTCCACTTTGTAATCAGGGGTGACCAGGGTGGTGCCCGAGGGGGTGATGCGCAGCAGTGAAGCGCCCACTTGCAGCTCGATCGCCGCAGCGATTTCAAAACGCAGGGTGCCCGTGGAGCGGTGGTGTTCCCAGAAGTCGGTGCTGCTGAAGTCGTGGCGTTCCACGTCAGCGCTGGCGGCGCCCTGTGGCATGTCGGTGCTGAACAGGCCAGGGAAGGCGATGGCCTGGTTGAGGTCGCCTTCGGGCGAGAACAGCACGCAGGGCTCGCCCTGGGCCGGGGTGCGCCAGTGCCGTGTCTGTCCGGCGCCTCCTGCGGCCAGCGCATACCAGGGCACCCAGGTGGTGACCAGCTCTTCGCTCAGCCGCACGGTGCAGCGCGCGGGGCTTCCGGCGCGCACGT